TGTAAAACTCGTTGTTCTTCCGTCAATTTTATTATATCACTTTCACCCGAATTTGCAACACTTTTCTTTACTTCCGCCGCCTTTTTCCTACACTTTTTCGCCTTGGTTTCGGCTTCTTCCACTGTTTCTTGTGCCTGTGAATACTCTGCCACCCTATCCCAACCTTTGGCTTGTCTGTTAAGGTAATTTACGGCTTGTTCGGCTTTGGTTGCACCCTCGGTTTCTTGCTCGGTTTGCTTGCTTTTGGGTTTATTGTTTTCATCCTCTTCAAGTTCTTCAAAGTATGTACTCAATGTATGCCTGCAATTAGGATGAAAAGCACCGCCCGCCATAGCTTCACTAAGCAAGGTGTAACCTTGCGATTGATATGCCTTAAGCTGTTCGGCTGTCGGGTCCGAATACACATCATCAATATACACTTTGCCCTGCCACGGCAGACACATAGGTGAACATTGCCCGTATTCGGACATATACACAAGGCATCTGCCCCATTCCTTTCTCTTTGCACCCTCACCCATCAAAAACACACGCTTATTCGCTGTTCGTATTGCCATTCTTGCATAGCTTGTCACATCAACAACAGCGCCGTTTTTGTACTGTATACTTTTTATGCCGTTTTTGTAAAAGTCCTGTGTAGCCTTATCAACGCACTGTGCAACAGTCTTTGTTCCGGTGGATGCAAACATTTCTGCTTTCCATATAGTCTGTCTGTAAACGTCATTTGTCTTTCGAAATGCCGAAGCTGTGGCTTTTTCCATATCTTTTTTTGCCGCCCTTATTTGGGCATTCACTTTACGTTCGTTTATGCGGAAGAAGTCCGAAGAACCCTCGGATTGTATAAGCGTACCGGGTTTAAGACTTCTTCTCAGCTCTTTTTCAACAATGGCTGCACCCTCGGCAAACTGACCACGCATTATGCTTTCAATGCCCTTATCAATACTAATGCTATGTTTGCCTACAATTTTTTTGTTATCCCTTACAAACTTTCGTAAGTTTTTTGCCTTTTCGGCTTGCCACTGTGACCACTCAAAACCCTCTACGGCTTCATCGGCTTTGTGATTAGCGAGGTTTCGTGCCATATTGGACATTAAATCTTTTTCTATTTCTTCAAACACTGCCGCAACATCATAATCATTCTTCATCCACCATCAATCCCCCGATGTCAACTTCCTCAATGCCCTTTTCCGCTTTCAGCCTTGCGACTTCTTCCGCCTTTTCTTCCTCGGTAAGTGTTTCGCCGTAAAGTTCGTCAACACATCTTTCAATGCTCATAATGCCTTTTGTATACGCATCACCCACGGTTGCAATTACACTTGCAAAATCGGTGCTTGCATATTCGCCAAAGTTCACGGAAACTTCATAATCCGCAATGCTTTTGCCGTTCACAATATTGCAAACATTTAAGCAGATATTGACAAGCTCCGCAACGGCTTTTACAACGGAAGCTACAATCTTGCTACGCACATACATAGTAACCTTTTCTTTTTCTCGCTGACTTTCGGCGTTGTCGGTTTTCTTAAGGTCAATACCCAAGGTTGACGGCGAAATAATGCCTTGCAACAACATATCAAGATAGCTTGTATAGCTGTTCACATAGGCTTCATAATTTATTTGCGGTTGTATAGTTATTATTTGGTCGGTTGCCGTTTCACTTATCTGTGATTTAATAGCAACAAAATCATCGTCATAATCAAAGCCGTGTATATCTGTTTCACCCGTATAAGGGTTGCGAGGTATAAGGGATTCGGGAATATATTTCTTAACCCTGCCTTTTCTCACGGCGTCAAGCCATTGTGAAACAACCTCATCAAGTGCATCGGCTTCATCCGTTTTACCATCAAAAAGTGCTTTTCCTCTGCCCTTGTACATACTTGATGAAAATATCTTCAATGGCACTGCAAGCATAATTTCATCCGTAAACACAACATCCGAAAGGTGTGCCGTTTCTTCTGTTACGGAAAGTTCCGTTTCGGTTCCCGAAGCTGTGAATAATTTATACTTTATGTAGCCGTAACCATAGATTTCCGCAAGCTTATATTGTGTCGCACCTTGCTTTATACTGTGATAAAATATAACCTCCGTAATTTTGCCGTTGCTGAATGTATAATCCACGTTGTCGGCGGGCACAAAGCTTATTATCGGCATATTACTTATTTTGCTGTCAAAGGCTATCTTAAAAGCCCCGTCACCTACAATAAGAGTTTCCTTTATTGCATTTTCAAGCAAACCGTTGAAGTCGTTTTGTTTTGCCGTTTCATTCCACAAAGCACTCATATTTCCGTCAACCGTAATACCGTTAAAGTCCGAACTTACAATATCGGCATATCTGTCTATTACCGTATCAATAAACCCAAGGTGAATTTTGCGTATCTTCTTACCTCCGGAAGAACTCCAAAACCGCCCGCAATCGGAAGTGTAAAGCTGTCCGAAAAACTGTTCAAGCTCCACGGCACTTCCACGATACCAAATTCGATTCTTAAGTACATTGGTTTGCTGTGTCATTTCCTCAAACACCGAAAATGATTGTTGCATAGCCGGTTGTATATTGAATATCTGTATTATTTTTTGTTTTATAACATCAATTATGTTCATCGTTACCTCCATAAAAGCTGAATTGTTTCCGCCACTCCCGTTAAAGCATCCTCGGCATCATCGTGTAGGTTTTTGCCTTCTCGTTGATAATGTGCAAGGCTGTTGTAAAATTCTTCCCACCTGTTGTGCCAACCGCAAGGAAAGTATATGTGTTCCTGCACCCAAGCCGATTGAGTTAATATCCTTGTTTGCTTATTTTTGGTTTGGCTGAAAGTTGATATAATCGTATAATTGGTTTTCATTCTGCCTTGCACGGCTCTTGCAAAACCTCTTCCGCCGTTGTTGCTTTCAATCCTTGCACGATTTACCTTGTTACACTCAAACTGTTTCGCCACGGCAATCTCGGTAACTTCCATAGGCTCTTTGGTGTAAATCACATCAAGCACATAAGCTTCTTTGTTGTAAATACCGAAAACGATACTGCAAAGATAGTCCGAACCCGTGTCCGCCGTATCCGTATAACTCAATATTTCGTATATCAACGATTGACCTTTGTCGTTTGTAGGTAAACTGTCATAAGTTTTAAACTTAGAATACAATTGACCTTTTAAATCTATCGGCTGTTGGTCGTAATTCGCAGCCACAATTTCGGGACTTATAAGGTACTTTTTATTTTCGTATTCTTCTTTGGTTAATATCTCATCACAAAGCATTTTGCCGTTGTTGCAAGCGCTGAGAGATATATGCTTTATGTCGTTGTTGTTATATTCCTTAAGTAACCTACCCGCAAGGTCATCCGTTGCCCACCTTGTCATTATTACAATAATCTTTCCGCCCGTTTCAAGCCTTGAAAGCATAGTGTTTGTAAACCATTCCCACTGTTTTTGCTTTGTAAGTGCGTTGTTTGCTTCTTCCGCATTTTTTATTAAATCATCTATGATTAACAAGGTAGCACCGAAGCCCGTTGCCGTACCTCCCGGAGATGTGGCAAGATAGTTATTGTATCCACCCTCCAAACTCCAAAGGTTCATAGCTCCGTCACCTCGTTTTATTCTCACATTTGGGAATACATCGGCAAATACGGGCTTGTATATATCCGCCTTAACCTCGCCTATTGAGCCACGCACATTTTTACTGAACATAGTTGACAAGGTTTCATTGTAAGACCCCGTCATAATTTTAAGTTCGCTGTTTTTGCCCAAACACCATTCACAGAACAGACCTGCCGTTCGGCTCTTTCCGTGCCGTGGCGGAATATTGATTATAAGCACCTTTTTATCGCTTGTCATAAAGTCCTGCATTTCATCACAAAGGCTAACAAGGAATTGCCTGTCCGTTTTATAAAAATCGGGTGCTTTCAATGCACAGTAGTCAAAAAAATTCCGCCTTGCCAATTCAACCTTTGCACCCAAAGCCACCAATCTTCTATCCGTCATTTTTTATCAACTGCCTTAACTCTGCATCGGTGAGTGCCCCGTAAGGGTTTGCTATATTTGCATTGATGTCAAGCTGTTCATTCGGCTTGAAGCCCGTAAGTTCAAGAATGGTTTTTGCTGTGTTAAGTCTTACCGTTTCGCTGTTAGCATCAAGCAAACAATACAGTGTTTTTACTGCTTTGGGTGCAAGGTCTTTCAGCTTACCTTTTGTTGCTTTTTCAATAGCCTTGTTAAATTCATCATCTTTTTTCCATTTTGTTATTGTCTGTTGTGTTACACCTATCTTGTTGGCTGTTTCTTTTTGGGTTTCACCCGCCGCCAGTTCCGATATGGCTTCCGCCCTCTGTTTCGCTTTATATACTTTAGCCATAAAATCACCCCCTCAAAATTAAAATAAATTAAAGTTTTTACCTTGATTTTAACCCCATAACGCCTATAAAAACGAACAAATTTGAAATATTTAAAATTTTAATCACTATCTGTAATTTCGTATATATAAATTTTACCACTTGTCAAGACATAAAACGAACAAGTTAATTTTTTTTGACTTTATTTGAAATAACGCTTGGCGTACTAACGTTAGTATAGTATAATATAAATACAGAAAGGATGGTAAGTACAATGAAAATGAAAGTAGATGATAAAAATGAATGACAAATTTAAAGAAGAAAATAAAAAACTTGTGTATCTTTGTTGTTAAAACTGCCGCCACAGCAATCATAACAGAAATAATACACAAGCTTCTCAATTAGTGAATAAAAAAATTTAATTTATGGGCAAGGGATTAACTTCCCTTGCTTGTATATAGGGTAACATAAAATTATATAATTGTCAAGGAGGAAATGAAATGAAAGCGTTTAACAGAATAACAAATATTATCTTTATTATTATATCCGTTGTATTACTTGCAATAATAATATATGCGATAGTTTTAAAAGGCTTCAATATGCTTGCTTTAGTAGCAATTATACTTGATATTGCACTCGGTGCATATTCTATATTTGATTTAAAGAAAGGTGGTGAATGATATGGGTTACACATCAACGGATGTTAAGCGCCGTTACAACGAAAAAACATACAAGCGTTGGTTTTTATCACTCAAAAATGAGGATTTTGACAAAATCGAAGAAATCCGAGAAGCTACGGAATTATCCCGTGCGGAATTTCTGAAAATGCTTGTAAGCGAAAGATATGACATTAAATTTTAAGTTTTCCCCTCCACACGGAGGGAATTTTTCATTCAACAATTTTTCAAAAAACGCTTGACATACTGTTAACAGTATGTTATAATATAAACATAAGGAGGTGATAAACTTGAAAAACTACAGGAAGGAGGATAGTAACAATGGAAAACTTAATAAAAAAAGCTTGCAAAGTGATTGCAGCACTAAGCAAGCTTATAATTGAGTTGATAAGCCTTATCGGTTGGCTATACTTCTTAAAGATAGCTATAACTCAATTATTTAACTAAACACATAAGGCAGAGGGCGAAAGCCCTCGTAAGTCCTTATTTGTATTATAAACAAGTTTTCCATTAAAGTCAATATGTCAAAAATAATTTACAAATATTTTCGTTGGATTGGTTTTATAATATGTTTATGTTTAATTTTGAAATATATGTTTCATTTGTTTTAAAAGTGAGGTGATATTATGAGTACAACAAGTTGGCAAGTCAAAAAAAAATATAACGACAAAACATACAAGCGTTTTGCCTGCGACTTAAAAATATCCGACTTCGAAGAAATTGAAAACTTCAGAGAAGAACAAAATTTAAGCCGTTCACAGCTTGTAAAAATGCTGTATGACTTTTATAAAAACAACAATTGACTATCACTCCTCCGATGACTATCACCCCTCCGACCACCTCGGAGGGTGTTCTTTTTTGTACCGCTTGTATATCATCCTGCACCCGTCTGCCGTGTTCCCTCCACCCACAGCCATAGCCACCGCCGTCCAACTTTTACCCTTTATGCACCGTTCAAAAAATATTTGACGTGTAAGCACATCATCAATAGTGCTTATGTACCCCAACCCTATATTATTATCCATACCCTCGCATTCTCCTGCTATTCATTTCTGTCACACTGACAAATCCGTTCACATTTTGTACAATCCAAAACACACTTCACTAAGCTCCACGAAGCTTCTGTGTGTGTAAAGTTTTCACCCCAATCAATAGCTTGTCCACATTTCGGGCAGTAGTTATCGCCTGCCCTGTTTTTGACCTTGCCCGTATATGTATTCTTCGTCGCAGGACAACGCAAATGTCGCTTGCACGATGGGCAGTATGTGCCGTTGTACAGCTTTCTTGGTATGTGCCTAACTTTCAAATCAACTAACTGTATTTCAAGTTCTTTTATTCGCTCTTTCTGTAACGCAAATAACTCATCAATGTACTGCCCCGGTGAAACAAGCCGAACCTCTGTTTCCTCGTCGTATTCGTCTGTACAAAGTTGTTCAAACTCGTAGTTGCCGCCGAAGTCCGTACCCTCGCTGTTCTGTGAATTTTCGTAAGCTAAACCGCCTTGTGATAAGTGCAACCTATCGTGTACATCTGTGCCGACGATGTGTTCATCGCCGTTTGTTCTATCCTTAACAACAATCAATGGTATTCTCATTTTCTACCTCCTTGCGATGTTCGTAATTCATAACAATAGTTATCACCCGCACAAGCACCCACATAACCCTGTCATAAATATGATGGTCGTGTATCTTAAAAGTTTGATACAAACTGTGGTTTACTTTGCCCTCGTAATAACAAACTTCCATAAACTCACGACAATAAATATCATCTTCCTGCAACAAATTTCCGTTGTCCCATTC